ATTATCCTGCTGTTAATTGTTGGGATATTTTAGAAGGACAAGCTGGTAAATACATTGGTAAAGATAAAAAATGGCATCCAGGAAAATATTTATTTACCATTGACTTTGCTCATCCTGAAGCTAATATATTAGACACGGGTCATTCAGAGATTCCGCACGAACATAAGTGCGCACACATCATAGCCCTTGACGATGGGAACTATGCGGCTCAGCCAAATAACAGATGTATATGGGATATACCTTCTTTCACAGTTAAGGATGAAACACCTGATTGGAAAGTACAAACTTCTGAATGGAACGTAGAAAATACTAGCAAGTGGAAGACTGAAGACACAGACAACTTCTTCTACGAAATTGAGGAGAAAAAACATGACGATACTGAGAAGAATTAAAAAATTTTTTATTAAATCTTGGAGAATGATATGTAAACCATGGAACAAATATGTTGAGTGGCTTACAAAAGGTTTAGATAAATAATGAAAAAAATAAAAACAAAAAGTAAATTAGAGTGGTTTAAAAAAAATATTGTAATTGTTCCTGTTGTGGCAGCAATCATAGCCGGAACATTTACATCGGTAAGATATGTATTATCTTTAACAGATACTATTACAGCTAACCAACAAGAGATTGTAGATCTTACAAGAGATTTAAAACAAGCACAAAAAAATATTGCAGATCAAAACACAAGACTATCATCAGCTGAAGCAACGTGGACTATGGCTGAAAACTTATATAGACAACTAGCAGACACAGTGAGGGATCACACCTATGACCTTAAAGACCTTACGAGATAATCTATTATGGATTATATTTTTTCTTTGCGTAGCAACCTGCGTACAGGCAAAAAATGAATATCTAAATGATGGTAGTTATGCCTGTGAAAGAGGTAGCTTTGAACCTTACACTGAAGTTAGACAAAGAGAATTTAAAACAGGCACCAGTGATGAGTATCAGGACCAAATAGTAGGTTTTAGATTTCGTATGCCTTTAGGTGCTGTATGTGATGAGGACTACATTGCAGAGCAACGAAAGAAAAGTAAATTAAAAACCCAACTTGAACTTATAAAAGAGTGTAAAAGAATACCTAGAATAAGCCCTCCACCTGCAGAATTTGCAGAGTTATTTAATATGTGTAATAAACTAGGGGTTGTAGGAATAGTAGAAAATAAACAACCCGATGGAAGACATTGGGATAATTTAAAGATACAATATCTAAAAGATAATCCAGATGTTGTAATAATGGAACAGGCAATGCCACAATAAAACTATGTTTGCGATAGGTTTAATAATATACTATAGTCAATAATGGATACAAACATACTACACACAGAATTAGTTACAGGAAATTGCCCAGAGTGTAATTTAGATACAATTTTAGTTGGTATACAACATTCATATTATAGATGCACAAATTGTGGTGAGGATATAGAACAGAAAGTTAATGGTGTGATAAAGTATATGATTGTAGATAAAGATACAAAAATTAAATTAAGACAATTAGACGATACAGATGGCCAAGAAGAAAGGTAATTTATACGGAGTCTCGAACTACCACAAGCGTACGCCTAAAAAGCGTCCAGGTAGAATAAGAAAGAAGATGGGACCAGGGCAAAAGAGACCAAAGCGTTATAAAGGCCAGGGGCGTTAGTGAAACCCATAATGATCACCCTGATGTATCTTACATTTGGGGGTGATATAAAATTAGACACGTTTGAAATACACACAACCTGTAGTGGTTGGTTTCATACAAATGTAGCACAAATAGAGAATAAAAAGACAACATTGTTTAGTAGTAGAACTTATCATGTGTATAAAGATAAAAAAGTTATTGGTTATATTTGTGGAGGAGAAGAACCAAGATGAGCTACAGGCCATTACCAAATAATCTTACAATTAAACCAAGTCAAATAGAAGGACTGGGTTTGTTTGCAACAGAGACAATAAAAAAAGAAACAAATTTAGGACTAACACATTTATTAATTAAAGATGATATAGATGTTTTAATTTTTAGAACTCCGCTCGGAGGTTTTATAAATCACTCAGAAAAACCAAATTGTGAAAGAGTAGATCACCAAGATAAATGGTATTTAAAAACTATAAAAGATATAAATAAAAACGAAGAACTTACTTTAAAGTACAAAATGTACAAACCTATCCTATAAGGGAATAAAGGGACAGGTTATAAGGTGAGAAGATTTACAAATAACACAATTTTGACACAATTGTCAAGTTTCACTTAATTGTTTACATTTAAACGAAATATATAGTTTATTCTGATTTATAAGGTCTTTACCTATTAAATCTAATGTAGCCATAGTATGCATAGTACCCTGTTGGGCACATTTAAACCAACTATCATACACATCTACAGGTTGTTCTGGTAAACACGTGCCATCCATAGCAGAACAAATTTTTAAAATTAACATAAACTTTATCATTGACAATCCTATTAAACACACTATATTAGCCTCTTAACAAAAGGAAAGATAATGACTGATATAACTAAATATAGAAATGTTTCTCTACAACATGAAACATATAACACTTTGATTAAGATTTCTAAGGTTTTATTACCTGATGCGACTTTATCAATAAGTAAGACAATAGAAGTAATAGCAAAAGAGAAAGCAAAACATTTAAATGGCAAAATACAGAGACCCACTCGCAAATAGTGGTATTTATTTAGAACGGAATAAAGAACCAGAACAACATCTTTGGATTTCCGTTTTAACTAAAGCTGTAGACGATGCTTTCCAAGGTAGCGATTTTGGTGAATCACTAAAAGCTATTAGCTGGATCAAACATGGTGGAGGTGATTTTAAAAAGGTTTGTCAAATGGCAGGTCGATCACCCGATTATGTAAGAGAAAGAATACTACAATCGTTATTAGAAAGAGAAAAAAGAATAGTAGAAAACACAGAGAGGATAAGAAACTATGAAACAAAAAAGCTTAAGTCAAATGAACAAAGAGAGAAATATGAAACCGATGACAAAGGAAGAAGAGTATAGGAACGCAGATGTACCTATGCCAGAAGATGAGTTTATAAAAGCAAAAGAAGCAGCAGACAATGAACAAGACTACCAGGGCGGCGGCGCTTACCGAGCGTTTTTAAATTTATTTTACAAAAATAAAAGAGATGAAGATGACAAAAAATAAGGTAATATGTCCTAGATGCACAGGAAATGGGTATATAAGAATACCTAACAAAGCAGTAGGATTTAATGAACAAGTTATAGTACAATGTACAATGTGTAATTCACAAGGAGAAATAAATGAAGTCGATAGACCTAGTGATGGTTTTAACTTTGACTATAGCGGTGTTGATTCTGACAAGTTGCAGTGAGGTATTACTGTTGTCTAGTATAGGAGGCACAGTTGTGTCACAGAGTCCTGCAATAAAAGCTTATAATGGTGTTGACGCATTAACTATTATGAAAACAAAAAAAGATATTAAAAAACACGCGTATGACAAACTGAAAAAAATAAATGACTAATATATCTTATCTAGCCGGTCTGATGGATGGTGAAGGCTGTGTGACTTATAAAAAGTATTGGAGTAGTAAAAGAAAGAATCGACCAAAAGAATATTACTGTTGGAGGATACAAATAGAGATAGTTATGACAGATAAAAATACTATACAAAGGTGCTGTGATACATTTGGTGTTAATCTTTGTTTGAAACCAAGAAAGAACGGGTATAAGATGCAGTACAGGTGGAGAAGAGGGTTTAGAGATGCGTATAAGATAGCTAAAGAAATACATCCGTATGCAATAACTAAAAAAGAACAACTACAAAAAATTATAGATCATTATGGTAACAGTTCCAAAGTACAGAGATAAAGTTAAAACAGTTAGAACTGGTGAAGATAAGAAGACAGGTAAAGAAACGTTTACCACGATCAATGATACACACCATCCTATAAGTAAAAAAACTAAAGACAGAAACAGCTTAAAAGATAGATATAAATCCGGTCGTATACATGACGGTAGAAGTAGAGTACCAACACAAGAATATATAGATGGCTGGAACGCTATCTATGGAAAGGGAGAAGATGAAAAAGAAAAATAGACAAACACAGTTTGTATTTAGAATTAAGTGCATGGTTAAAAGATGTAAGGAACAAGGTAAATGGGATTTATTATCTCATTTAGTTTATAAATATACCTGGATTAATTTAACAGCAGGAGAGGCCTATTATGATTAGTAGATTTAGAGTTATTAAGGAAGAAGATTTAGCTATGATTGATTATCTACAAAAGATGAAGACTTTACCCTGTGGTGCAGGGTCAAAGATAGATGAACACATTGTTGCCATAATTCATAAGATATATCAAAATGATTAAATACAACCAAAAATATAAATATGTCAGTGGTCAACAGTACGAGCACCATGGCTCACGGATCTATGACTTTGGTAATGAGAAATTACCAAGTGTTACGACTATCCTAGGTAAAACTAAGGACCAGAAGTTTCTACGTGATTGGCAAGCTAAAGTGGGTAAGGACGAAGCAGAGCGCATTAAAACGACGTCTGCAAGACGCGGGACCTCTATGCACAAATTCTTAGAGAACTACGTCACAGGGGTCGGATATGAAGACCTAAGCCCCGTTGGCAACGAATCACGGCCCATGGCACAAAAAATTATAGATATAGGTTTGACACCTGTAGAAGAATGGTATGGGTCTGAAGTACACTTATACTATCCAGGGTTGTATGCAGGTTCTACTGACTTGGTAGGCCTACATGATAGTAAAGAATCTATAATAGACTTTAAACAATCAAATAGGCCCAAACGTATAGAATGGATAGAAGACTATTTTATGCAAATAGCAGCTTATGCTATGGCCCACGATTATGTACATGGCAGTAACATACAACAAGGCGTGATTATGATATGTACACCAGATTTATATTATCAAGAGTTTAAGGTTGAAGGACTACAATTAAGGTCCTGGAAGCATAAATTTCTAAAAAGATTAGACCAATACTTTGAACTTAAGTATGATTCTAAAGAAAAAGCACAGGTAAATAATACTGATTTGTTAAAAGAGTTTGAAAAAGGCAAGATTGAGTCTTAATTATGTCTACAATAAGGCAAAAAAGTTCCATGCTATTGCCAAAAAGGGCCAAAAAAGTTCCATCAAAAAGTCAATGATTATGCCAAAAATATGAAAAAGTTCCATTGCCCCAAAGTCCCATGGAACTTAAATAACTTGCTATATAAGCTAATTCTAAGCCAAAAAGCTCAAAAAGTTCCACGTTCCATGAAATATTTTTCACTATTAAATAAAAATAAAGTTTGGGCTAGAATGCTCTTATATAGAGGAATATAAGAAAGTATGAAAACTAGAAAAAAATCTAAATATAAACACGCAATCATAAACAAGAAGAAGTATTACTTCTATTCTATCCGATGGTTGGACATCACAGGCGATGCCGGGCACGCCACTCCAGAAGAATTTGATAAGTTTGGTTGTGCTGTCATGGTTACACAAGCTTATGTGTACAAGAAGGATAAGAAGTTCTTATGGACCTTTGCTTCCTATGATGAAAAGGAAGAAGTATTTAGTGATAGGAATGTATTTCCTAAAGGTTGTATATTGAAGATGGAGAAAGTTAATGTTTAATTTTTTTAGTGTCTGGGGTCACATCAATAATCTGTGAGTAATCGTCTAATATTTTTTTCATCTTTGCTTCTAATTCCTCTACTGACATCTCTTCTAATTTCCCTGTTTTTATTATTTTTCTCTCTATGTATAATCCTGCTGCCTTTCCTCTGTTTGTTTCAGCGTTCACAGCAGCTGAGAAAGACTTCTTCTTTAAAGCCTCTTCCTTGATTCGTGCTAATTCTGTAATGTGATTCTCGTAGTTAACTTCGTATTTCTTCATACGTTCTTCTTTTAATTTTGACACATATTGAACAACTAATGGACTTAATTTAGGATTAAGTAATTCTGAACCTTCTTGCCTACATCTTTTCTCACTGTAGCCAGCAATCCTAGCAGCTTCTGTTTGTGTTAGTGGCCCGTCAGGTCCACCAAATACTACAAGCTCTGCAAATCTTTGTTGCATTTCTGTTAATCTTTTTGGTACTCCCATTATTCGTCCGTAGTTTGGAATGATTCTAAACTATTTAGTTTATCCTCTGCTTCTGCTATTATACTTAATTGTTTGTCTATCTCGTCGAGGTGCTGTGGGTGTTCTCCTATAGCTACAGGGCTTTCTAGATATATATTAATGGTTGCATGGGCTGCAGATATCTGTGCCTCATATTTGTCTACTAGAGCGTTTAATAATCCTTGTTTATGCATACTTGACATTTTAGGGTAACAATCATATATTGTCAAGTATGATGAGTACGAAAGATTTAGAAGAACATGCTATTAATACAGGTCAAAGACCCAGTCCGTCTAACCCTAATCCAAAAGAGCATAGAGGTCCGTTAGATTTAACTTTGTTAATAGAGCAAGCAGACAAAAAAATAAGAGATTTAAAAGAAGTCATTAATGGTCACCAAGCTTTACATAAAAGTGACAGGCAACAAATATGGGACTTAAAAAAGATATTAGGTGAGAAAAGATCTGTAGAACAAACCAACGAAGATCTCAAAGCTAGACTTACAGAAGCTATGACAGACAATATTAGATTGGCAAAACAAACAGACGAGTATGTTAACAGGTTACGAAAGAAAGGTGTTTTGTAATGTACGTTAAAAACCTGCAGGAGTTTTTAGAAAGTTTTACAAGTAAAAAAGGTAATGCTATCAGTAATGCAAAAATTTATGTAGAGAAGAACGGATTTTTAGAAGAGATAAGAAGAATGGAAGTGCATG